GAGATTACTACATTAATCAGTAATTTAGAAGAAGAGTATACTGAATTTAATTGGTTGGTTGATACTACTGAAAAGTGGTGTCGTGATCGTGCCATTTATTTGGCATTAATGGAATCTATTCAACTTGCTGATGGTAAGGATGAGACAAAAGGAAGAGATGCTATACCTAGTATTTTATCAGATGCCCTTGCAGTGTCTTTTGACACTCATATTGGACATGATTACTTAATTGATTATGAGGAGCGTTATGAGTCCTACCACAGGAAGGAAGACAAGATCGAGTTTGATCTCGAATACTTCAATAAAATTACGAAAGGGGGTCTGCCGAATAAGACTCTCAACATTGCTCTTGCTGGCACAGGGGTTGGAAAATCTTTATTTATGTGTCATGTGGCAAGCGCAGCTTTACTCCAGGGAAAGAACGTCCTCTACATCACTCTCGAAATGGCAGAGGAAAAGATTGCGGAGAGGATCGATGCTAATTTACTTAATGTCCCAATTCAAGATATAACCGATCTTCCTAAAGTGATGTATGAAAGTAAGGTAACAAACCTTGCTAAGAAGACGCAAGGAACTTTGATTATTAAAGAGTATCCTACTGCATCTGCTCATATGGGGCATTTTAAGTCATTACTTCAGGAACTTGCCTTGAAAAAATCATTTAAACCTGATATAATATTCATAGATTATCTTAATATTTGTGCCTCATCAAGATACAGAGGAAACTCAACAGTCAACTCCTACTCATACATCAAAGCAATCGCAGAAGAATTACGGGGTCTCGCAGTTGAGGCGAACCTTCCGATTGTATCTGCCACTCAAACTACTCGTAGCGGGTTTGGTAGTTCTGACGTTGAGCTTACTGACACCTCTGAATCCTTTGGATTGCCTGCTACTGCTGATCTTATGTTTGCCCTTATTTCTACAGAAGACTTGGAAGGGTTGAATCAGATTCTTGTGAAGCAGTTAAAGAATAGGTATAATGATCCTACAATGAATAAGAGATTTGTTGTTGGTATTGATAGGGCAAAGATGAGACTTTATGATTGTGAGCAGAGTGCTCAAGAAGATATTGTTGACAATGGACAAAGTGAAGAGTATAATAAAGAAGAGAAACCTAAAAAGTCTTTCGACGGATTTAAATTCTAATGACTGTAGACACTGAAAAATATCTTGATTTTGTTGCTGAAGTTACAAGTCTTCCTAGTACTGATCTAGCAGCATTACTTCAACGTATAACAGAACTTGATGTTCAAAATGATGCTGATGTTCCACGTTTATTAACTGCTGCTCTGGGACTGACTGCTGAAGCAGGTGAGTTTACTGAAGTAGTAAAGAAGATTCTCCTTCAAGGTAAACCCTATAATGAAGATAATATTTTTCATATGAAGAGAGAGTTGGGTGATATCTGTTGGTATCTTGCACAAGCATGTATGGCACTTGATACAACATTTGATGAAATAATTGAAATGAATGTAGATAAATTAAAGGCAAGATACCCTGGTGGTGAGTTTGATGTTCATAAATCAGAGAACCGTGTAGAGGGCGATTTATAAAGTGTCTACTGGGTATTGACTTTGACTTCTTACCGATATATACTAATAGTATAGAAAAAGGAAAAAATGAAAGTTCTACTTGCTTCCCTTATTGCTCTAAGTGCTTGCACTCCAGCAGTAGCAGGTTCTCAATATGGATACTCTGAACAAAATACTTGCTATCGCTCAGAGTATAGAGAAGAGTATATTCCTGGTACTGAGAGTGATCCTGGGTATATAAAATCGTGGAAGGATACGATTGAGTATCCATGTAAGAGATATAATAGAGAAAGAACCCATGATAATACAACTAGAACTAGAACATATGAAGAGTATGATACTAATGATTGCTCAGATGGTTCAGTTGCTGGTGCTTTATTAGGTGGTGGACTTGCTGGATTTGGTTCACGAGGTAAAGATAGATGGTGGGCAATACCTTCTGGTGCAATCTTTGGGTCAATGTTAGGATGTCAGATTGATGGAGGTTGATTTGAAACTTAATACTTCGAAACTGTTAACGGGACTGCAGTTTAAACAGTCCCTACGGTATGGTGAGAACCCTCATCAGAATGCAACATGGTGTATCTTTGAAGGTGAGGGCATATCAAAGTCCAATCAGTTACAAGGTAAAGAATTAAGTTACAATAATCTTATAGATTTAGAAGCAGCAATATCTACAGTTCAGGAATTTAAGGGTGAACCTGCTTCTGTTGTAATTAAGCATACTAATCCATGTGGAGTTGCTATAGGAGAGACTATCTATGATGCTCTTATTAGATCATTGGATGCGGATAGAGTAAGTTGTTTTGGTGGAATTATTGCTCTTAATAGAGAAGTGGATGATTTATGTGCTGTAGAGATATATAAAAGTTTTTATGAATGTGTAGTTGCACCTAAATTTACTGGACATGCATTAAAGATTCTTTCTGGTAAGAAGAATTTAAGACTACTTCAATTGGATGTGGATAATATGAAACTATCCACTTATAATGTTAGGAGTATTTTGGGAGGAATAGTAGCACAGGAAAGAGATAATAATCCAGTTAATATTGATGATTGGAAGACTGTTACTAAACGTCAACCCACAACACAAGAAGTTATAGATCTCACATTTGCTTGGAAAGTAGTAAGGCATGTTCGTTCTAATGCTATTTTAATTGCAAAGAATGGGGCAACACTTGGTGTTGGTGCAGGACAAATGAACCGTGTTGGTTCAGCAAATATTGCATTAGAAGCAAAGGATAATATTGATGGTGCTGCGTTGGCTAGTGATGGATTTTTCCCATTTGGTGATACTGTAAGACTAGCAAATAAATATGGTATCAAAGCAGTCATTCAACCAGGAGGAAGTATCAAAGATCAAGAATCTATTGATGCTTGTGATGAGTTGGGAATAGCAATGATTTTTACAGGAAAACGTCACTTTTTACATTAGGGGAATTATGTCTTACGCATTATTGAGTGTATCAAATAAGGAAGGAATTCTTCCTCTAGCATCTGCTTTACATTATGTTTACGGATATGATCTTATTTCTAGTGGTGGTACTGCTGCTGAAATTAAGAAAGCCGGGATACCTGTAATGACAGTATCTGAATATACTGGTTCACCAGAGATTTTAGGTGGTAGGGTAAAAACATTACATCCTAAAGTCCATGGGGGTATTCTTGCTAAGAGGGGTGATCCTACTCATGATATAGATCGTAGATCCAATGCTATTGAATTGATTGATCTTGTTGTGGTAAATTTATATCCATTCCAAGCAACTGTTGCTAAGGAAGATGTGACATGGGCAGAAGCAATAGAGAATATTGATATTGGTGGACCTACCATGGTAAGGTCAGCAGCAAAGAATCATGCATACGTTTCTATTTTGACTAATCCAGAACAGTATGAAGTGTTTATTGAAGCACTTAAAGAAGATACTGTAGATGAGTTACGTCCTAGACTTGCATTGGAAGCATTTAAACATACTGCNGAATATGATAAAGCAATTAGTACATGGATGNGTAATGAACTATAAAGATTCTGGTGTTGATATAGAATCCGGTAATGCTTTTGTTGNAAGACTAAAAGAAAAGGCACCTAGTATTGGTGGNTTTGGTGGAATGTTTAGAGTACCATCAGGATATGAGAAACCTGTATTAGTTTCTGGTGCTGATGGTGTTGGAACTAAGATTAATCTATGTAGAGTTGGTAGTGACTATACAACTATAGGTATAGATCTAGTTGCTATGTGTGTGAATGATGTGATTACATGTGGTGCTAAACCATTATATTTTTTAGATTATATTTCTCTTAATACAATTAATCCCATTGTAGATGATATAATGGAAGGTATTATTAAAGGATGTGAGATTGCAGGAATAGAACTTTTAGGAGGAGAGACTGCTGAACATCCAAGAGCAAAAGATATTGATCTCGCAGGATTTTGTACAGGTATAGTAGAAGAGAATGAAATAATAGATGGTAGTTTGATTAAGGAAGGTGATAAGATTATTGGCATAGAGAGTAGTGGACTTCATAGTAATGGATATAGTTTGATTAATGATATGTTATGGAGACATAAACTTTCTTATAAGGATAGTTATATAGGAAAGGGTACTCCTGAATTACTTACACCGACTACAATCTATGCATCATTAGTTAAAGATTTGTTAAATGAGTATCCTATTCTTGGTATGGCTCATATTACTGGTGGTGGTATTCCAGAGAATCTTCCAAGATGTTTACCAAAAGGACTTAAAGCATATGTAGATTATAACTCTTGGACTTTACCAAAACTTTTTAGTAAGATTCAGTTAGCTGGTGAGATACTAGAAGAGGAAATGAAAAAGGTATTTAATCTTGGTATTGGGTATTGTTTAATTGTTCCAGAAGAAGTAGTAACTGATATTCACCTTAGGATATATGGTCATGGATATAAGTCATGGACAATTGGACAAATAACTACTATATAAGTTAGGTCATATATAGGGTAGAATTTATGCTTCGTATGAGAGAGCAATTATTAACAGCTCTTCTGGCACATGCCCAAGGAGAGATTGCAAAACACAAGGCAAATGTAGAAATTTATTTGGAGTATCCTGTAGGTGTTGGAGATCATCCAGATGTATTAGAAACAATATCTGGTGAGATAGACACTATTGCCAAGTATCATGATCAGGTAGAGGTAATAAATAAATACTTCAAAAAGTAA